ATTTTGCGTTAAATATCTTTTCTATTTTGCTATTCTCAATTTCTTTAAATTGGCTTATCAGTTTGCATTTTGCAATGCAAATACAATCACAAACAAAAAAAATTAGAAGACAAATGATATCAATTTGTTTAGCTATAGGTGTTTTAGTTGGAGTATTAATAAAATATACAATATAATGATTAATTCAATTTGTAAAAAAGATATTCAATTTATGCGCTTGTGTATTCAGGCGGCAGAAATTTTTTCTACATGTAGTAAGAAAAAATATTCTGCTTTTCTTGTCGACTGCAATAATCATATAGTTGGATTTGGTTACAATGGGGGGCCTTCTGGGTTTACGCACTGCGATGACGGCGGCTGCCCTAGGTTACTGCACAAAAGTGAAAGTGGATCGCTTTACGATGACTGTATAGCAATTCATGCAGAGGCCAATGCATTTTTGCACAGTAACTATAATTCAAATCCAGAAAAAATATATATAAATGGACCACCGTGTTTCAGTTGTGCTAAACTAATCTCAAATAGCACAGTTTCAAAAGTATTTTATATAAAAGATCAATCATATAAACAATGGAGAGAAATAGAAATGTATTTAAATAAAGCAAATGTAGTAGCTATAGAGATGTCAAATGCCTGCTTCTAAACTTAATTATATTTTAGTATTTCCAAACACACCGCAAGTGTTTGGTTGTTCTTCAAAGAAGATAGCTATGGAAACACCTGCGCCTAAAAATATAGACATATCAGAGAAAAAAATATATTTTATAACATTAGAACCAGATACAAATAACTTAGTATTACATAAGGTAGAAGACAATGAGCAAGAAACAGAACAATAGAAAAAAGATTATTCTTAAACTTAGATTAAACGAAACGTACATATTAGCTAACAGTGATTTTTTTGCTGATCTTAACAATATGATAGAAGAAATTAGTAAAACATGCGAAGATAAAAATCTTAAAACAAGACTAAAAAACGCATCTGCATTTATAAAAAACGCCGCAATGTCTAATGAATTTAGTCCTAACAGTAATGAAAATGAATGGGAAGAGTACGATGATTGATTTATGCGTAGTGCATCATAACACTACGAGCATGATTAAACGCATGTTAGATGAGCTGCATCTTGGCTTAAATGGGCAAGAAAAACAATGGAAGCTACATATAACAGATAACGATTCAAGTGATAATTTCATTGAATTTATTAGAAGTTGTGGACACAATTATAATATTCAAAATTTATTTCTCAGAAAAAACATAGGCTATTCAACAGCCTGTAATTATATGGCATCAAAAACAGATTCGGAAATTATAGGATTACTTAATGGAGACGTGTGGATGAGTAATTCTGACGTAAATAAAATACAAAAAATATTTGACGAAAACCCAGAAATTCATATACTAGGACCAAAACAAAGGGACGAGTACGGTAGAATAACACACGCCGGAATAACCGGAACAAACTCAGCGCCCGTAATGAGAGGATGGATGGTGCTGGACAGGGACGATTTATTGTTTAAAGATAGAGTTAGCTGTGTAACTATTTCTGGTTCCGCCTACTTTATCAGAAGAGAAGTCTGGAACGTTCTTGCAAACAATCCAGATTACAAAAAAATACACCCCAATTCACAAGGCGCCTTTCTTCCAACTCCTCATTACTACGAGGAAACCTGGTGTTCGTATTTTGCTAGACATCTTGGTTATGGAGTTTTTTATGACGGCTCCGTTTCAATTGGGCACAGCTGGCATGCCTCATCGGCAAAGCCCGGCGAGGGAGTGAGTCACGTAGATCATTTCTTTCCGATCTCTAGGGAAATTTTTAGAAAGTCTTGTGATTATTTTAATATCGAGAGGGATTAACTTTGTGACAACAAAAATATTTTTATCAGGGGCAATAGATTATGTAGGAGATTATGCTGTCTATTGGAGAAAAGAAGCATCATTAGCTCTTACCTCTCTTGGCTATACGGTTCTTGATCCAACTACGGTTAGAGACGATCATACAAGCATGAGTCCAGAAGAAATAGCTCAAAAAAATCTTTTTCTACAAAAAAAAGCAGACCTAATACTTGTTGAGTATATGTTAAAAGACAGAGCATACATAGGTACTGATTTTGAATTAGCATGGGCAAAAATACACGGTCAACCATCTGTTGTTATATGTTCGCCGCACTATAGCAATAGGGTTTACATGAAATATATGGCCACAAAACTTGCAGACAACATAGAAGATGCGATAGACTATATATCGGTAAATTATCCAACTAAATAAAAAGGAAAAATATGTCAGATAATAAATTTAAATACTTCACAGTTGAATCTGTAGTTGTTGTTCAGGCGAACAATAAATCAGATGCAGAGAAGCTTGCTACTGGTCGCACTCGTGGCGTCAATGGCAAGGTAATAGTTAAGACCACTGAAGTAGAACGCATTACCGCTGTTGAGGCGCGTAAGCAAATATCACTCTAGGAAATTGTCCCGCAGCCTAAGTAAAACCTTTGGCTGCGGGACGTGGAGCATGTATGATATATGCATTAATGGTTGGAAGAAATGAATCTTCAAGATACCTAAAAGAAGTCTTGGAAAGACTGTCAAATCAAGTAGATAAAATAATTTTTACTGACGATTGTTCTACGGATGATACTCCAGATGTTGCTAGACAGTACGCTACCGTATATTCTACTTCTGAAAATCTTTTTATAAAAGATGAAAGCCAATTAAGATCAGAAGCTTGGGCTAATTTAGAAAAACATGCAAAGGTGGGCGATTGGGTTTTGGCAATAGATGCAGATGAAAAACTATATACCATGGATAATTTAAGTTTGTTAGATCATTTAAAGCAGTCTCCTTACGATGTAGTGAGTGCGCCAAGATTTGAAATGTGGAATCAATTTAGTTTTAGATCAGATGGTGGATGGAAACCGCACCATAATCATAGAATATTTAAATTCGACAAGAATGGTGTGTATATTAATAAAAAATTAGCATGCGGCTCAGAGCCAATGTACGTACAAAGATGGGCTGAAATGGGCAACTGGTGGCTTCAATCAGGTATAATAATACAGCATCTGGGTTATCTTAGGGACCAAGATAAGAATGATAAGTATGAAAGATATATGAAATTAGATGGTGGAAAATATCATAATATAAATCATCTAAATTCGATTAAGCAAACATCCACACTAGAACTAGAATCATGGAAAATACTAGGAGATTTAAAATGAAAAGTTTATCCGCAAATCAAAGTATCAAAGAATTGACTATGAAGATGGTTAATAATGAAAAGTTTGCATATGTAGTTTTTCCAAAATCGGTTCTTTCTACGATCATAGAAAAAAACACGCCCAATAAAAAATATCCAAAAGCTTTTTTAAAATCAGTTAACTCTTCTATAGAGACAAAAGATGATAATTATATGAAATGTATTCCAAATTTCCTATTATCATCTGAAGAATATTCAGATATTAAATTAATTTCTGGATTTAATAATTCAACAATATACGATGCAGCGGTGTTTGAGTATTTTTACCTAAACAAAAGAGATATATTTGAATATTTTTCAAGATACTTTTTAAGAAACAGCAGAGTAGCTGTAGTTTCTTTTCATGACAAAAGTATAACTCAAAGAGTAATTGGAACACCATATCATCATGTTCATGTTCCATATAATGATTTTTATGACAAATTAGATAAAATAGCTTCTGAAATAACCCAATTAGATGGGGCGATCGACTACTGTATTCTCGACTGCCCAGTGCTCTCTACTGCCTTGTCGTATAAAATTTGGGAAAACTCAAACATATCAACTTTAGATTTTGGAAAACTATTATCTTTAAGTAAGAAATAATTGTGAATAAAATAACACAAAAAGATATTCTTTCTAGTAAAAATGATATTGATTCTATTAAAGATCTTTTAATGGAAACTGATATGTCCTTAAGTGATATATCAAAAGAGTTAAATTGTTCTTTAAACGATTTAAATAAGCAGATAAATCGTCATGGTTTAAATTGGATGAAGAAAAAGAAAAGAAAGATGTCTCGTGGACACTCTTCTTTATACGATATACTTAAAAAATTAATTCCCAACCAACCAATAATAAACGAATACCACATAGGTAACAGGCTAAAGCTTGACATATACTGTCCAAAATATAAACTAGCCTTAGAATATCATGGCAAGCAGCACTTTTATTATACTGGTATGTTTCATGCATCAAAAGAAGATTTCGTAGAGTCGCAAAAAAGAGATGAATTTAAAAGCAAGTGGTGCGTAGACAATGGTGTATCTTTAATTGTTTTTAGATATGATGACGGACTAACGGAAGAAAGCGTTTTTGAAAGAATTATACAAGAGCTCAGAAAAGATAATTCAAAAAACGCAATAGCAAGAAAAACACGTAAAAAGTTAACACAAAGTTCTTCTTATCAAAAAGCGAAAAAAGAAAACAGTATTAAAAGAAAAAAAATCTACAAAGAATTAAAGAGAAAAAACAGTGAGTCAAGAAGAAAATATAAGTAACTATCCAATAGAGTATCAAATATTTGCACTGTGCCTGAGAAAAGAGGGTGCAGTTAAGTTCTTTAGCGAAAATTTGAATTCAGATATAGTTGGCATTAATCATGGGGAAGCAGGAATACATGAATTCTATAGTGCACTTATTTCTTATTATAGGGCGACTCAACTTGACATAGTAAACCCAATAGCGTTTAAGTCTTGGTTACAAACTGAAACAGAAATTTACGAAGCTTTGGGAGCTGAGCTTGGAACAGAAGCGATGTTTTCAATCCTGTTAAAAATGGATCTTTCTAACTCTGAATCAATTTTAAAATTAATAGAACACAAAGCAAATAAGAGAAAACAAATAGATTACCTGCAAGAATTGCAGGTTCTTATTACTCAAAAATCAAACAAAACAGATGAAGATGTAGAAAGAATATCTACTTTAACTCAAAAAATAAGAGAACTTGAAAGTCAAATTAACTACAATCCGTTAGAAAATATTACAACAGCTCTAGACATATCCTCTAGGGCTAGAGAACTTTTAGTCATACCAAACTTTGTTCCAACTCAGTTTAAATCGTTAAACAGGGCCATGGGCTATACTGATGATGGAGGCTTTTTTAAAGGCGCAGTTCACGCCATAATAGCTCCATCAGGTAAGGGCAAGTCCACATTTGCAAAATGCCTAGTAAATCATTGGGTGGATAATGGCTATTCTGCTTTATTCATAAATTACGAAGAGGCAATTTCCCATTGGGAAAGAGTTCTTATGACTCAAATAATAGGGAAGAACGTATACGCAGAGTCGAAAAATTGGACACAAGAAGAAAAAGATAACTACGTATCTATTTTTAAGAACAAAATGGAGTCATGGGGAGAAAGATTTATGGTTAGACACGACCCAGATAGTCCATACTTTGAAGACTTGGAAAGATGGCTTAGAGATATAATGGGGCATAATTCAAAGCTTCCAGATATTATAGTAATAGATACGATCCAATCTATGTTTACTAGGGGTGGCAAGGGAAAGCCTAGATGGGGTGAGTTTGAAGAAATGATGGTTAAATTGGAGAAACTAGCAAGAGACATGAACTGTGTTTTAATAATAACAGCACAAGAAAACGCAAATAGAATGAAGGAAAAACGAGAAGTGGTTCAACAATCTGATACCGGAGGGTCCTTATCTATCCAGCAGAAGTGTGCCGTAACAATTTTTATAACAGATAAAAAACTAGCCTCTGGAGATGAATCGGAAGAAGATTACGTAATGCAATTACAGATACCAAAAAATAGAATAACAGGATCTACTTTCGTGTACGATCCACCACTAGTAAGGTACAATGATAGTACAAAATCTTACGAAGAATATCAGGTTGTTACAGATAGCTCATATGAAAACTCATCTATTTTAGATGATTTACTGGGAGGAGATTTTTCTTAAATGAAATCAATATTAAATATAACTTGTAAACAAATTAAAGATTATCAAACTTGTGAACTTTTATATGACTACAGACATAAAAGAAAGTTACCAGAAACCATAGTCAGTAGAAATATTTTAACTGAAAAATTTGAAAATACGATTAAAACTGTTTTAAACTTTTATTTATATAAGAAGATGGATGGCAAGCCCCCTTCTCATGACGCCCTGAGAAATAGATGGCAAAAGCTATGGTTTCCAAAAAATACTTCAATGCAAGATATAATAAACGAAAGACACGAAAGCGCATATGGAAATATGGCAAGTCTTACTACTAAAGCAGATAGTATTTTTACTTCTTTTTGTAACTACTTTCGTGATAAATCAATTAGTCCAATTGGAATCGCTGAAGATTATGAGGTCCCAATTGTAAACTCCTTGCTAACAGATGTATTTGATTTAATTTTTCGTAAAAAAAATAAAATATATGTAATTAAATGGGTCTTTAATTATAAAGATTCTCACAATTATTTGTATAATTTAGATTTTTCTGCAATCAATTATGCGTATGAATTTATGAATGGTCCCATTCTAAGTAATACTGTCTTTGGATATTATGATATCATGGCTGACAATCATGAAATAAAGCCATATAGTATATATCAAGAAGACATTCAAACTTTAAAATACTGGATATCAGAAATGGAAGACAAAAAAATTTTCGTACCAAGACGAGGACTTACCTATTACTGTAAGCGCTGTCCATTTGATAAGCCTTGTTCAAACTGGTCAATAAAGGAAGGAATACAACATGGCCAATAAAAAACTAACGATATT